CAGATCATTAGCCCAGGATTTCAAATGAAAGTTAGCACGTTAGCAAGCGGTTTCGCGGGGTAGGGGGCGGTTTGCTTGGAGATCAAGACATCGAAGGATTTACGCTTGGTCAATCGAGCCTTGAAGGAAAAATGGAACGTCGACAAAGAGGCGATCAAACAAGCCCTAATGCAATGCTTGACCGATCCAGATTTGGCGATCGATGCGGCCAAGGTGCTACTCGCAGCGGATGCCATCGACTGCAAACGCGAAGAGCTCGACGCAAAGCGGGAGGTAAAAGAAAATGAGCAACGACTCCGACTTCTTGAGCTCGCTCAGTCTGTCCCAATTGCAGAACTTGCTAAGCTTGCATCCGAAAACGGCATTGCAGGCCGACCCGATTAAGGGCGACCGTCGAGCATACCAACGCGATTTGATGGCCAAGAAGCGGGCTAGCCAACGGGATATTTTTATCCTGCCCCCTCTCGACCCCGCTAGGCGTCTTGAGGCTGAGTCTGATTGCTCTCTTTGGCTTTCGACCTACTTCGGCTCTCAATTCTTCGAGGCGTGGACCTCTGACCGGCTAGCCATGATCGAGTCGATAATCGACGCGGCTAGGTACGGCGGGGATCAAGCTATCGCAGGGCCTCGGGGCGAAGGTAAAACGACTTTAGCTATTCGCGTTGCCTTATTCCTAATGGTCCGGGGCCTATCGACGTTTCCAGTCGTTATCGGCAAAAACGCGGACAAAGCGAAAAAGGAAGTTCGTGACCTAGTTGAGCAACTGCAGCAAAACGACCTTTTCATCCAGGATTACCCAGAGATCGGGATCCCATTCCAGGCCGTTGGCGGTTGGTCGAGCCGCGGGAGGATGCAGACTTGCCAGGGCCAAGCGACCAATATCGTTATCGGGCCGGAATTCTTTGTCTTCCCTACGATCAACCGCAGCCAGATCCCCGATTGGCCCAAGGAAATCGAGCCATGCAGCAAGGGCCAAGTGTTCTACTCCCTGGGTATCGATGGGGCTATTCGCGGGACCAAGTTCAGATCGGCTAGGCCAACGCTGGCAATTCTCGACGACATCGAAGACCGTGAGGCAGCGGCAAGCGAAACGATGATCGCGAAGAACGAGGAAATAATCGAGCAGGATATCGGCGGCTTAGGGCAGTCCTCAGAGCGGATCCCTCGAGTGATGCTTTGCACGATTCAGAATAGGAAGTGTATCGCCTTCAAATACACTGACCCAAAGCAGAAACCATCTTGGAGGGGCAAGCGATACCGCAAGTTAGTGACCAAGCCGGATCGGATGGACCTGATTGAACAGTACATCGACCTACGCAAGGGACGCAAAGCCGACGACCCAGACGCTCGGGAGGCTTTCCGTTTCTATCGCGACAATCAAGCCGAGATTGAACGCGGGGCGGTAGTAAGCAATCAGGCCAGCTACTCCCGCAAGACGCACCTAGACGGCGAGCCGATGGAACTTTCGGCGGTTCACAGCTACTTCAACCGGGTAGCCGACCGTGGCCAAAAAGCGGTATCGACCGAAGACGACAACGACCCACCAGAGGAAGCCGGGCCAATGGGCTTGGGTATAACTCCGGCTTTGGTCGAGTCTCGAATCAGCGGCTTTGTCCGAAGGCAACTACCGGCCAATACCGTAGCTCTGACAGCGGCGATCGACTTGGGCAAGTACACGCTCCATTGGGTTGTCACGGCGTGGTGGCACGGGGCAGGGGGCATCGTAACCGACTACGGATTCCAGCAGGTCTACGGGACCGACAAGAGCATGGATCACGAGGCTAGTGAGCCGATGATTTACCAAGCCTTGCTAACGCTTCGGGATGAACTGCTCCAAAAAGAGTTTGTCGACACAACTGGAACGCGGCGGGCAATCGACTTTTGCTTAGTCGACTCGGGGGCCTTTACGAATGCGGCGTACCAGTTCTGCCGAGAGGTTAGCGGCATCTTTCACCCGTCGAAGGGAATTCCAGCATACAAGCCAAAGGCCAAGACGACATCAACAACCATAGCAGGGGCAAACATTCACGCGCAGCACTTGCCAGCGGCTAAGGTGTGGCTCTACGATTTGGATACCGACTACTGGAAGCAATTCGTCCACGAAAGGTTTTTGACGCCAACCTTCGATGAAAACAACATGCTTCGGCGCGGCTCGCTTTCGGTGTTTACTCCAGAAGGGGAAAAAAGACATTCGCAGTACGCGCAGCATATTGCAGCCGAAGAACTGGTAACTAAGTTCACTGAGGGCAAAGGGGCTAAAACCTATTGGCTCCCCAAAGAGGGCGAAAATCACTGGCTCGATGCAACCTACATGGCAGCGGCAGGCTCAGAGGCCTGCGGGGTCAAGCTAATCGCCCCATCGGAAATCGAGGTTGCCCCGAAGCATATCAGCGATGAGCCAAAACAAGCCAAGCCTGTCCAGCAAGCCTACAGGCACGGGCAGCAGCGATTCAGGCAGCGACAAGGCGGATGGATTCCCAAACGGAGAGGGTGATATGAGCAAGAGACCAAAACGAAAATCCGAACAGGCAGTAACGGCAGGGGTCGACGTTCAGGCCGATCGCGTTATTGCAATGCTCAACGATGGGGAGTATTTCGAGGCCAATGGCGTAGCGATCGACCCGAACCGAGTAGACGACGAGCCGGTTGAATCCAAACTGAGGGCTATTGCGGATGGCATAAGCCAAGAAGCGTACCAGAGCGTAGTCGACAAGCTGAAAAGTGTCGTGATGGGGGAGGGTACTGGCCCCATCCCCCGCGAAGATGAGGCAAGGCCCTGCACCCTTTGCGAATCACGCCGACCGATCGGGACAAGCTACTCGAGGGTCTATTGCACCAAGTCCAATGCTCGATATTGCAAATGCTCCTACTGCGGGCATACTTGGACCCAAGAGCGTAAATAATTTGTGCCAGTGTACTAATGGAATAGTACAGGCATCTACCAGGGGCCAGCAAGCCATGCAACTATTTACGCATGGCATCAGCGGCAAGCCTTCTAGCATTAATCGACGCAGCTATTGAGGCCCTCGTAAACGGGGGGGCTTCTCAGTATTCCATTGGCTCTAGGACCGTCACTAAGCTTGACCTGTCGGCATTGATGGCCGAGCGAAAAGCGTTGCTCCATCAAGTCCAACGTGAAAGCGGATCGGGCGGTATCTCCCTCGGAAGAATCGTAGGGGGCCGTCGATGATTACTCAATTTATCGATTCGGTCGTCTCGGCAGTTAGCCCCCTCGCGGGATTGCGACGGCAGGCAGCACGCAGGGCCCTTGCCAGATCCTACCAAGGGGCCGAACCGTCTAGGGTAAGCAGCAATAGACACCCAAGGAATCTACCAGCCGACCAAGAGCTAATGGGCCCATTCGGGGCCGACAGGCTCAGGGCAGAGGCTAGGCGGCTGGTTCGCGATAACTCCTACGCTTGGGGCGTAGTGGACACAATCGTTTCTTCGGTTGTCGGTGCTGGCATCCAAGCCCAATCGACGTTCGAGACTCCCGAAGGCGATGACATCGAGGGCATCAACGACCTGAGAGATAAGGCTTGGTCGGAATGGTCCGAAGTCGCGGATATCAACGGGCGGCTAACCCTCGAAGAAATTCAGATTATCGCCCTTCGAGAAATGGTCGAAGCGGGCGAAGTTCTGATTCGGATTGTCAATTTGGAGTCGACAAAATACCGTGGTATTGTCCGACCGATTCCGATGGCTCTTGAATTGATCGAAGCCGACAGGCTAGCGACCGATCGAGACACTTACACGATGGGCATCGATCGCGGCGATGGTACGCGGGTAATTCGCGGTATTAAGGTTGATGAATCGGGCAAGCCTCTTGCCTACATGATCTATGACGATCACCCCTTGCAACCCTACGCGGTAAGCCGAACGCCAAAGGAAATCCCAGCCCGGGAGATTATCCACCTATTCCGGCAGGATCGAGTCGGCCAGACGCGGGGTGTCACTTGGTTCGCTCCAGCATTGGCGTCGATCAGGGACCTCGGGACGTATCTTGACAATGAGCTACAGGCCTCGGCTATCGCTTCCTGCTTCACGGCGGCAATCAAGACCGAAACGCCAGTGGGAAGCTTGTCTGATCCAGACACCGGCAGCGGTATTGACAAGGCAGGCAATCGAGAGCGGTACATCGAGCCGGGCCTAATCTTCGATCTTAACCCAGGCGAATCGGTCGACATCATCAACCCAACGCGGCCAAACACTTCGGCGGGAGAATGGACCAAGGTTATCCTTCGAGGGATTGCGGTAGGGACCGGGCTATCCTACGAGGTTGTAGCTCGAGACTATTCGCAAACCTCCTACAGTTCGAGCCGTACTAGCCAACTCGAAGACCGGCGGCGGTTTCGCATCATTCAGAAGTACCTTATCAGGCACTTGCTGCAGCCTGTTTGGGATCGCTTTTGCGATGCAGCAAGCCGAACCAACCTCGACGGCTTCCCAGGGCCTATCGACCTATTGAGCGACCGCAGACGGTTTACCCCCGTTGAGTGGCAAACCCCTAAATGGGAATGGGTCGATCCGGGCGTGGAGCAAGTAACAAGCGAAGCGGGCATCAACTCATTCACGGCGACCTACTCCGAAGTCCTCGGGGCTCAGGGGCTCAACTTCCGAACGGTGTTCTACCAGCGGGCCAAGGAAAACCGATTGCTCAAAAAGCTCGGTTTGCAGACTCCTGAGCAAACGCAGCTAGCGATTTCGGCGGCTCAGACTCAAGGGGCGGCAGAAACACAACCAGCGACCGGCAGCGGCGAAATGATGGGGCTATCAACGCTCCAATTCAATCGCAACCGCAAAGCCATTGCCAAGACTCTCGACGAGCTTTCCAGCGGGGCCATTAGCGAAGCGGCGGCCAGAGTGTTCTTATCGTCGGTCGGCATGAGTGAAGCGAGCGTACAGGCCCTAATCGACGACGCAAAAGACGGATCGGTGGACACGCTACCGGCTGAGGTGCAAGCATGAACAAGCAAGACCTAATCAAGCGACGAAAAGAACTTGACGCAAGACACCAAGCCAAGCCCATCGAGGGCGGTTCGATCGTTCGGCAATTTGGGGCCGTGAAAGATGGCCGAGCGGTGATTGCGACAGAGACGCCGATTGACATCTACGATCAAGATCGCGGATGGATCAAGCAAGTCCTGTTGATGGATGGCGTCCGATTCCGCAACGACAAAAAGCAGTTGCCTATCGTCGATTCGCACAACGACAAGACGGTACGCAACGTCTTTGGCTCGATTCGAAATATCGTTATCGAAGGCGATGAGCTACTTGGCCTGCCTGACTTTGCAAGCGATGCGGACTCGCAGATTGTCGCGACAAGATACACCGAAGGCCACCTGAACGACTTCTCGATTGATGCCCAGATCCTAGAGCGTCAATTTGTGAGGGAAGGCCAAACGTACACCACCCGACAAGGCAAGGTGATTGAGGGTCCAGCGGAAATCGTACTCCAATGGGAGCCCCATAACGCTTCGATCTGCGCAACGGGCGCGGATCCGAATTCTACTGTTCGCAGGTCTTATGACCATGAAAGGGTTGAACGTATGGACGAGTCGCTTTTGGCAACTCTCAAGGGGCTCGGGTTGCCAGAAGGCATGACCGATCCTACTCAGATTATCGTTTTCCTCGCAGGAAAAGCAGCGGGGCAAGCCGGTTCTGACGCGGCTCCGATGGGCCAAGTCGAATCGATGGCAGGAGCGGACAAAGAGCCCGAAGAGGCGATGCGGGCCGAGCATGTCGAGCCAACCGAAGACACAGAGAAGAAAGTCGAAGCCGAAGTTGCAAGGCAACTCAAGGCCCACGACGACCGACGCAAAACTATCGTTGCCCACTGCACGCTTGCGAAGCTTGAGCGAAGCTTCGCAGACTCTTTGGTTGACGATCCATCCGTGACTGTTGAAATCGCTCAAGAAAGGATCATCCGAAAGATGGCCAGTCAACCACTAGGCGGGGCCGTCGAAGGCTCCAGTTTCAGCGTGACCGAGTCGGAGCATGATAAGTTCATGGCTCAAGCTTCGGCGGGTCTTGTGCAGCGATGCTTCCAAGGCCAGATCAAGCATCAAAAAGCCCCTGAAGTTCAGGGCGCGGAGCACTTCCGAAACCTTGGGCTCTATCGACTTGCCGAGGCTTGCGTCCGGCGAATGAACGTCAACCCAGAGCGACACAACAAAGGCGACGTTGTTCGCATCGCAATGGGCCACCAAGGGACGATGGACCGATTCAATATCCGTCGATCCAACGACGTTTACCACACCAGCGGATCGTTCTCCAGTTTGCTTTTGGATGCGGCCAGCAAGACCCTGACGGCGTCTTACGTCGAAGCCCCATACACTTGGGACCAATGGGTGCGACAAGCTCAAAGCGTTGATGACTTCAAAAACATCAACCGAATCAGCCTTGGCGAATCGCCAAACCTTGAGGTTGTCCCCGAAGGTAAGGACTACCCCGAAGGCAAGGTTGTCGACCAACGCAAGTCGTACAAGGTCGAGAAGTACGGAAAGGAATTTACCGTCACCTGGGAAACGGTTATCAATGACGACCTGGACGCCTTGTCCCGCATCCCAGCGATGCACGGCTCGGCGGCTCGTAGGACGCAAGAAAAAGCGATCTACGACGTATTCCTGTCGAATCCGACCATGCCCGATGGCGTGGCTCTTTTCTCGGCTTCTCACGCCTCCGGGACTAACCTTTCGGGCGGTGCTGGGGCTCCAGCCAAGGCGACCCTCGACAAAGCCTTTGAGGTGATGGGCAAGCAAAAAGGATTGTCTAGCGACGTTTTCCTCGGGCTTACCCCGTCGATCCTCTTGGTGCCTTTGGCCTACGCCGGGACGGCATTGGAGCTTGTCAATTCGACGGCATCGGTCGAGAGCGAGAAGAATAGCGGCGTCTCGAACCTTTACGGTCGCGGCGGTGCTCGGCAGTTGCGAGTTGTTGCAAGTCCATACTTGGATGCCAATAGCTCGACCAACTGGTATGCAATCGCCGATAACAGCCTGATTGACACGGTTGAAATCAGCTTCTTGAGTGGCGAAGAATCGCCAGTGCTTGAAAGCGATTACAACATTCGAAACGATTCGTACATCTACACGGTTCGCCAATCGTTCGCAGCGGCGGTAATCGAGCATCGCGGCATCTTCGCTAATCGTGCGTAGTGTCGATTGATTTCTAGCCCCTGGGCGATTGCTTGGGGCTTTTTGGGACGGCAACAAAATTCACAAAACAGGAATATAAGAACATGGGCGACATGCGCGACTTTCAGATTTTTTACGACGACTTCAACGGGGCGGTGGCAACGTTCCCAACTTCGGCAGACCCGGCAACCGCTTGGCTTGTTGATGACACATCATCCTCCGGGGCTCCGACCTACTCCAAAGGGACTAGCGAAGCGACCCTAACGCTTGCATCCACCAGCGAAGTCGAGAACGTCTGCTTGCATTTCAACGATGCACTGGACTTCGACATCGACCTGATCCAGCGGCTTGAAATGCGGGTAAAGATTGGGGCGGCTACCTTCACCAGCGGCTCGATTCTTTGCTTCGGTCTTGGCTCGGCTCGAAACGATACCGCCAACGACGTTGCAGCCAATGCTTGGTTTCGCATGGAGGGCGCAAGCAGCACAACGCTTGTTTACCTTGAGACCGACGACGGCGTACGCGACAACGATGACATCTCCAGCGGCGTAACCCTTGGCACGACCTACAAGGAATTTGTGATTGACTTCACGGGCGGCAAAAGCGATGTCAAGTTCTACATCGATGGCCAGCGAGTCGGCGCGACAACCACCTTTGATATGAGCGGCTACTCCTCGGGATTGCAACCGCTTGTTCAGTTGCAAAAATCGTCCAGTGCCAACGTCGATTCGGTTGTTGTCGACTACTTCAAGGTAACTTGCAAGCGAGCCTAATCGATGAGCTTGCACGATACCATCATCGAGGATGCCAAAAACGTCTTCGCCAACCCGCAAGACTTCGCCGAATCGATCGTTTACTACAAGCGAAACGGTCGATCGCGGAAAATCAACGCGGTGGTTGTGCGAGACGATTCTTTGCAACTTCCAGAGGCGTCAGACCTAGTGACCCCACGGTTTACGGTCTACGTCTCGAATGATGGATCGGAAGGCATTGAAAGCGATGAGCTAGACCTCGGCGGGGATCAGATTGGACTATCTCCCCGAGTCGGCGAACCAGCGGAGCGGCGGTCTATTGTTCGGCTTGTTGAGCATGACGAAGGGATGTTGGTTTTAGAGTGTCGCTAGCAATCATCGAACTTATCGCGGTTGAATTGGAATCCAGGCTATCGGCTATGGTTGGCGATTCAACTACGTACCCAACCGATGTCCAGGAAGTCAAGCGACCTACTCGATTTGCCAACTACACGCCGATAGATCGCCAAATCATCATTACCCAGGGAGTCCAAAACGAAGTCCCCGAGCTATCCTGTCCGGGCAATCCTCCAGCGGTTGCCTTGGCTCAACAGTTCAATATCCGGCTAGTTTTGATGCCTTCCGAGCGAAGCCAAGATGCAATCGATACGCTACTAAATCAATTCGGGTCGGATGTTCGCAAGTGCATCTGCAACCCGGCTAGTTCCTGGCACACGTTCGACGGCAACGCTTTGCTTGCTACCTTCGGGACCAAGATTAACTTTACTTCCGACGGCGGCATTGACGGGGCGAATATGCAGTTGATTGTGACTTATAGAGTCGATGAAGACGATCCGACGGTAAGGCGGTGAGGCGATGATAATCGACATCCAAGCACACGAAGAAAAATCGAAGCTAGCAGCCGAGCGGGTAATCAACTACGCCGACGGACTAGAGAAAGCTTTTAGTAATCGCATCGAGGAAGCCACCAAGGAAACAAGGCGGCGAACAGAACGCGAAATACAAACAGCGATGGCCGTCGAGCGGGTTGAGGAATTGAGGGCTTTTTGCGTCGACGAAAAAATAATCGACAACGTACTAGCCAAAGAATCCATACTAAAAATCGACGACACGTTTACCGTACCGCTTCGGGCATTCAAAGCACGGCAAACCGTTGAGGGGGTCGAAATTGAATTTGTTCGAGGTACTCCGGCAATGGTATTCGATGGGGCTTTCGGGCCGAAGATTCCCAAGCTAGGCAAAAACATTTACAAGCGACTTGGACGGGCTCGATTCCCGATTCAAAAACTAAGAGACTTGCAAGCAACCAAGATCGAGGGCGTCAAGGATGCTTTTGATCGCGGGGCGGCTCAAGCTAAATCGATAATGGTTCGCAAGCTCAAAGAGGCCAAACAGGACGCAAACGACATACTCGGAAGGGACAAATATGCTACTACGTAAAAAGACCGTTTTGGGTGCTAAGATCGAATCGACCGTAGGGACAGCCGAAACCATCGCGGCAGCGGATTGCACGGTCAATGCTTATGACCTAATGATTAACCCGGAATTTCCTTTTGAGGAAAGGCAGGGCCAGGGCGGCTTCGGTCGCTTAACCTCGATTCCAGGGGCCAGAATTGGCCGGGCTACATTCTCGGTTGATCTAGCCTATGATGGCTCGGCAGTTCCGGCATGGGCTAGCACTTTCCTTCCGGCTTGCGGCGTGGTGCTTTCGACGGCTACCTACTTCCCAAAAACCGAAGTTCCGGCATCGGGGAGCAGCGTAAAGACCCTCACGATTGCGGGGTTCTTCGATGGGGTGCGAAGGCGGATTTATGGAGCGGTCGGCAATGCTCGATTTGTCTTGCCTACCGGAAGAATGGGCCGGGTTGAATTCGACTTCCAAGGGGTCTACGATGACGAAGCAGACGCGGCGATTCCAAGTTCAATTAACTACGTCAACACGCTACCGCTTCGCGTTGCAGGCGGTGCTACGTCTTGGGCGTCGACAAACATCTGCCTTGAATCGGCAACGATCGATCTAGGCAATGTGATTACCGCTAGGGAATGCTCGACCTCGGCAGCAGGCGTCGATAACTTTGTTATTACGGATCGCAATCCAAGGATTACCGGCAACCCGGAATCCAAGCTTATCGCCACTCAAAACCGATACAGCCAATTTCGCGACGGGACAGAGGCTAGTCTATCGTTCACGATCGCGGGGCCAACAACCTCAACGCTTGTCTTCACAGTCCCTAAGGCCCAGCTAGTAGCCAAGCCAATGGGCGAGCGAAACGGCATCATGACCGATCAACTCGAATGGCAAGCAAACAAAAACGTAGACACCTCAGACCAAGAATTCTCAATCGCTTTCAACCATGCAGCCTAGTACATTCACAGACAAAATCGACGGGTGCGACATCGAGTTTACCTTGAATCGCTTAAAGTTCCGCAAGACCGAACAGGTCTTGGGGCTTATCAGCGATTTCAGGGAATCGACCGAACCAAAAAAACAGGTGGCAGCAATCCGCGAAGCCGTCTCGATTTGCTTGGCCGGTTGGAGTCTCGATAGGCCCATAAGCGATTGGGACGAAGAAATCGAAGTGGCCGACGCGGTAAAGCTTGTCAGTTGCTGCCTACGCGGCAACTCGGCTAGCGAAGGTGATAAAAAAAAATAAGGACAGCCGCATTTATCCGATGCGGCGAATTATGCAAGTCTTGCACTCGAAACCAATGCAACAACAAGCCAAGCAGCGACCTTCCATTGATGCTAGCTTGTCCAGGTTGCGACGAGTCCGGGTGCGATGCTTGTGAGGGTCGAGGGTATTTTGAAATCGTCGATTGCCCGAAGGATTACGTAGGGCATCGAGTCAGTACAGCGGCTAACCTTGCGGCTTGGGTCTCGAAAGGGATCCTTCCAGAGGCGGGCGGGATTTACGATCAGGACGCTTGGTTTGTTTCGGTGCAAAATGCACTCGAAGCAGACGTGAACCGAATCGAAGAACAAAGGCGTAAAAATGGCTGACGTAGAAGTAACACTTGGAGCGAAAAACGAAGCTTCGGCGGTGTTGCGTCAGTTTTCGACCGAAGTGACGCAAACGGCTCAGCAAGTCGAATTTTCGATTCGTGGCCTAGCCCAATTGGCAGGCGTGACGGCGACGGTGATTGGCATCGTCGAAGCAGGGCGGGCGGTTGTTGGGTTTGCATCGGCATCAGTCGCAGCGTTCGATGATTTGAATCGCTCATCGATCAAGCTTGCTGAGACGGTCGCCCTTATCCCAGGGGCAGGCAAAGCGGCATCGGATGAAATGGTCAAGGTTGCCAATAGCCTAGAGCGAATGACCAACGTAGATTCGGGACGCATCCAAGACCAAATGGCCCAAGCATTGCGGCGCGGTGCTGGTGTTGGCGATATTGAGGACATGGCCGAAGCGGCTCTTGGCCTGTCGAGGGTATTCGATCGAGACTTGTCCTCTGCAATGCGGATGGTCGAAGATGCGACCAAAGGGAACTTCGGAGCGTTTGAGGGCCTCATCCCCAACATCAACGAACTAGCCACAGCGGAAGAACGGCTAGCGGCGGTCAGTGAATTGGCCACCAAGGGGCTATTGAATAAAGCCGACTCGGCAAAGTCGGCATTAGAGGCTAGCGAAGCCTTGAGCGTTGCAACGAAAAACCTCTATGAGTCCTTCGGGGCTTTGCTTGCACCTATTCGGGATGTTGTGTATCGGGGGCTGGTTGTTGCCTTCGAGTTTATCCAAAGCTCGATGATTCCGGCGATGGATGATTTCGTCCAGCACGGAGAGGACCTAGCAAACGCAATGCAGGATGTTGGCAAAACGATCGCCGAAGCTTTCGTTACTGGTTTTACGGTCGCAGAGCTTGCGATATTCCGGTTTGAGGATGTTCTTGAGGTGATTTCAGCGTCGGTACTGCTTTCGGCTAACAAGATCTACAACGACGTAGTGTTTGTGTTCGACGGCTTGCTAGCTAGGGCGAATTGGTTTGTTGACGCATACGCAAAGCTCCTGTCAGGGCGGTTTACCTTTGAGGATGTACTAAAGGAAATGCCAGCCTTTGGCGAAAGGGCAGTAACCGAAACCGAAAAAAGCCTGCAATCCATTCTCGATGAATCGGTCGGCGGGCTTACCGAAGATTTCGACGCAAAGATCCGAGAGCGGCTAGCGGCATTGCAAGACGCGATGAAGCTAGAAATTGGCATCGACCTAAAACCAAGGGCCGGGGCGGCCAGTGCGTTGCAAGATCAGATCCGATCGCTAACCGCCTTCGAGTCGCGGGTGCTTGTACGGGGCCAGACGGATAGCCCAATCGATAAGCTAGTTAAGAACACGGCAGAGGCTAGCAAGTTGCTTTCGAGCATTGACGGGACGCTAAAGAGCCCGACGGAATCCCCGAAAGAACAGTTCCAGCTCCAGGAGATCCGCTAGATGCTCAACGATAAAATCTACAGCGTTGATCTTATGTGGAGCGGGCTCGGCGGCGATATCTCGATCACCGACAACTTCCGGCGGGCCGATGCGCGTTTACAAAAAGTATACCAAGTATTCACAACCCCCGACGCAACCTTAAACGACGTTTTGCAAGCCCCTGGAATTCCTGCGGCTGGATCATCGTTCGGCAACGGTTTCGATTTTGTATTCGCAGTCCAGGCAAGCCCGAAGAGGCAGAGCCCGGTCTATTGGATCGTCACAGTACCGTATGAGGGCGAAGTATCCTTCGGATCGGGCGGTCCACAGGGCAACCAAAACAACGGCGTACAGAGCCCATTGCTAGCCCCTGCGATTATCGATTTTGACGACGTAGAAGAGGAGCTAGAAATCGATGAGGATTTCGACGGTAATCCTTTGGTGACAGCCAACGGCGAACCGGTCAACGGAATCCGGCGTAAATTCGCAGACCAAACCGTTACGATACAAAAGAACATGCTGACCTTCTCAAGTTACGTGCAAGGGCGGTACAGGCATTCGGTCAACTCCGATACGTTCCTAACGTGGCCAGCGGGTACGGCCAAAATGCAAAAGCTCCGAGCCAAAGCGGTTGCGTCTCCCGAAACCCCGTTCGGTGGCTACTACCAAGTTACGGCGGTAATTCAATTCCGATACCCGTATCGAACCACACCGGAAAAGGCTTGGTATGCACGATCGCGGCACGAAGGCTTTT